GTGGTACGTCGAACGTGAGATCATCAGGCTCGAACGTGAGCAACGGCAGCAGCAGTTCGAGTTTAAGGAAGAGTATCTATGAAGCAGGTCAACGGCCTCTGGCTCCCGGATTCAGACACACACTTTGCCGGTCCTGATTATGAGATCGGGACACGGCGGGTAGCCTTCGGCCTGACCAAGCATCGGCGTCTGGCCCTCGACGTCGGTGCCCATGTCGGCATCTGGACACGACACCTTGCCGAGGAGTTTGACACGGTCTGGGCGATGGAGCCTAACCCTGAGAACTTTGATTGTCTTACCCGGAACACCGACGATCTCGACAACGTGGTACTCCGCAACGAAGGTGCATCGTGGACAGACGACATGATGACACTGGTTCACAACAGGAAGGGCAACTCCGGCATGTGGTCACTAGCCGCGCCGGGGCAGAAGGCAGACGGAACTGCCTACTTCGTCAAGGTTGTCACCATTGACACACTCGACCTTCCCGAACTAGACTTCCTGAAGATCGACGCAGAGGGACACGAACCTGCCGTATTGCGCGGGGCAAAGGACACCATCGAACGCCACCGTCCTGTCCTCTGCCTTGAGGTGAAGGGTAACGGCGTATCGTACGGAGCAGTGGCTGATGCTATCAACATGGCCCTGTCATCTTTTAAATTTGACTATCATCCGCACCGCGTAGGTTCGGAGATCATCTACACACCGGCATAACATGGCAAAGAAAGTAGAAACACGAGTCGTACAGACCAAGACAAAACGTCGGACATTTCCCGCAGGACATCGCCACTCGAAAAAGATTGGCCGTCGCTCGACAATCGCTCGAAAGCGTGGTAAGTACTAACCTTCACTAACTCATCGGAAAACTATGCAAGTTACTCTCATAAACTCAATGGGCAACGATAAAACTGTTGTCGATGCTGCGCGTGTGTCGTTTGCCAAGACGGCAGACAACTACACAGAAGCCCAGAACGAGAAGCTGATCCAGTATCTGGCACGGCACAATCACTGGACACCTTTTGGTCACGCACAGGCAACCTTCCATATTGAGGCACCCATCTTCGTTGCCCGACAACTCGTCAAGCATCAGGTCGGACTGGTCTGGAACGAGGTGTCACGTCGATACGTGGACGACCCGCCTCGCTTCTTCAGTCCGTCCTCGTGGCGTCCACGATCTCAGGACAAGAAGCAGGGATCGGACAAGCACGACATAATTCCTGATATGCGTCAGGCGTGGAAGGTGTATGAGTCCGCGATCCACAACATCAGTAAGACCTACGGCATCCTGCTTGAGATGGGTGTCGCCCCGGAACAGGCCCGGATGGTACTGCCGCAGTCGATGATGACTGAGTGGTACTGGACCGGAAGTCTGGCGGCGTGGTCTCGTGTCTGCCGCCTTCGAGTCTCCGACGATGCACAGGCCGAGACAGAACGTATTGCTCTGGATATCAGTCGTGAGATGAAACAACTATTTCCCGTATCATGGGCAGCACTGGAGGAAAATAATGGCTGAACCACAGGACTATCTCAAAAGCAAATTGGCGAGTCAGCGGCTCGTGCATAAAATCAAAAATTACTATGCCGACCGTGGTACTCCTAACGTCCGTGTCTGGGTGGAGGAAGAAACAGTTGGCCGTCAGAAAATCTATCAAGTCAGGTCTAACCTGCGCTTCACCGTGCCGGAGATAAACTAATGTTGTCCAACCACCTACCCACCCAGTACCAGCAGTTCATTGCACTGTCCCGCTATGCCCGATGGCTTCCCGAGGAGGGCCGTAGAGAGACGTGGTCTGAGACGGTGGATCGTTATGTAGACAACGTCGTTGCCCGTCGGATCGACGACGAGGCTGTGATAGAAGAACTGCGCGAGGCTATCCTGTCACTGTCCATCATGCCGTCGATGCGTATGATGATGACTGCCGGACCTGCCCTAGACCGCGACAACACTGCCGGATACAACTGCTCGTACCTTGCAGTGGACGACATGAAGGCGTTCGATGAGGCCATGATGATCCTGCTGTGCGGGACAGGCGTTGGCTTCTCTGTCGAGCGTCAGCACATCGCCAAGCTGCCGGAGGTTCCTGATCAGCTGTTCGACTCCGAGGACACCATCGTTGTCCACGACTCGAAGGAAGGCTGGGCGAAGGCGTACCGCAAGGTCATTGCCATGCTCTACTCTGGTGAGATTCCGAAGTGGGATGTGTCGAAAGTCCGTCCGTCCGGTGCCAAGCTGAAGACATTCGGTGGCCGTGCCTCGGGTCCGGAGCCGCTGGTTGATCTCTTCCGGTTTACCATCAACGTCTTCCGTGGTGCGGTGGGTCGAAAGCTGAACAGCATCGAGTGTCACGACGTGATGTGCAAGATCGGTGACATCGTTGTCGTCGGCGGTGTCCGACGTTCGGCCATGATCAGCCTGTCCAATCTGTCCGACGACCGGATGCGTCATGCCAAGTCTGGTCAGTGGTGGGAGCAGAACGCACAACGGGCACTGGCAAACAACTCCGTGGTCTACACCGAGAAGCCGGATGTCGAGTCCTTTCTCCGTGAGTGGACAGCACTGGTCGAATCCAAGTCTGGTGAGCGTGGCATCTTCGCCCGATACGCTGCTGATAAGCATGTCGAGACCCATGGTCGTCGTCAGGCAGGTCACGAGTGGGGGACGAACCCGTGTTCGGAGATCATTCTCCGCAACAATCAGTTCTGCAATCTGACAGAGTGTGTCGTCCGGTCCACCGATACCGTCGAGTCGTTGAAGAAGAAGGTACGTCTTGCCACGATCCTTGGCACCGTCCAGTCTACCTATACCAAGTTCCCCTACCTGCGTCGTATCTGGACGAAGAACACGGAGGAGGAACGTCTACTCGGTGTCAGCCTGACAGGCATCATGGACGCCGTGGTAACCAGTCACCCCGACCCGGAGGTTCTGGCTGAACTCCGACAGATTGCTGTGGACACCAACAAGGAGTGGGCCAAGATTCTGGACATTCCGCAGTCTGCTGCTATCACCTGCGTCAAGCCGTCAGGCACAGTCTCGCAGCTTGTCGATGCCGGGTCCGGTATCCATGCCCGACACAGCCCGTACTACATAAGGACTGTTCGTGGTGATGTGAAAGACCCTCTGACCCAGCTGATGATTGATGAGGGTGTCCCGTCAGAGCCGGAGGTATTCCATCCAGAATCGACCATGGTCTTCTCGTTCCCGGTGGCCTCGCCTGAGTATGCGGTGACCCGTAACGACATGACCGCACTCGAACAGCTGGAACTGTGGAAGGCCTATGCTGTCGGCTGGTGCGAACACAAGCCGTCGGTGACTATCAGCGTCCGTGATGACGAGTGGCTGGAGGTTGGTGCATGGGTCTACAAGAACTTCGATCTATGCAGCGGCATCAGCTTCCTCCCACACTCTGATCACACCTACCAACAGGCACCTTATCAGGACTGTGACGAGGGGACGTATCAGGAACTGCTGGACCGTATGCCCAAGATGATTGACTGGAATCGTCTGGGTGAGTACGAGGCAGAAGACAACACGGCAGGGTCTCAGACACTGGCCTGTGTTGGTGGAGTATGTGAAATTGTCGATCTCAACGCAGCGTAAGACTTGTCAGGCCGCGTGTCGGCTTGACGAGGAGAAAGAATACTGCATAGGATGTGGCCGCACAGTCGAGGAAATTCGACAGGCCTATCGAGACTACGTTAAGTCAACCAAGGAGAAGTAAATGTTAGAATTAGTTCTTGCCATCATGCTGGGCATCAGCACCTTTCTGGGTCTGCCGTCCGGTGAGGTCAACGAGTACGGTCAGCCACAAATATACGGCTGGGGTAACCAGACCATCGACAAGTTCGGCAACACCGCCGAGGATCGTGAGCGTCTGGCTGCTGAGAAACTTGCCCAAGAGAATCCGGCCACCAGAGGTAAGTAAAAAAAGTCTTTGTGAAGGTTGTCGTCTCTGATGATTATGGCCTCATGGATATATTCATTGGATACGACGCCTCCACTGTTGAGGCCTACGTCGCATGTACCGGGTCGATTCGAGAGAACACCCGTGATGAAGTTGCGGAGATTCATGGCCTTAATCACCGCAAACTACGAGCCGACAATCTGTTTGACCGTCAATGGTCGGTCGATGAAGTCGGTCAGTTCTGGGATCAGGAAGACGGTCGTCCATTTTCGACGGAGTTTTCATTTACCCGGTTCTGTACCATCCCACTGGCCCGTCGCATGGGAATCAAAGATTGGGTCATGTTCTGTGACTCGGACTTTATCTTTCAGAACGACCTGACCAAGCTGTTCGACTACGCCCGAGGGAATCCCGACAAAGCGGTAATGACTGTCCAGTTCGACTGGCAACCCGAGGAGGGTGCAGTCAAGATGGACGGACGACAGCAGAGTCAGTACAGCAGGAAGCTGTGGTCATCGCTGATGATGATCAACATGAGCCACCCGTCCAACTCCAAGCTGACAACCGAGGTGGTCAACAGTGCGTCCGGTACACGTCTGCACAATTTCTTCTGGCTAGATGAATCGGAGATCGGGTGTCTCCCCGCGCAATGGAATTGGATCGAGGGGGTCAGCGATGCCAATACTGTACCGGCAGGAATCCACTTCAGTCACGGACTGCCCACACATCCGGGCTACACCAACTGTCGATATTCCACCGAGTGGTGGGAGTATCTGCACAGGCAGCTGACCTACCTTGGCGACTCACAAAATTTTGAAGGGCTTCAGCCATGAACAAGTACGTACTGGTAACATCGTTCAACGAGGACGGGTTCGAGAAGTATGGGCGACGGATGCTGGA